CCTGGCAGTGGGTAGCCCAGACGAATTCCTTTGCCGTTCCAGTCGGCCATCATGGCATCGATGCGACGCATGGCGGATTGAAGTTGCTCGGATTGCAGGTCGAAGACATAGGACGCAAGGCCGATTTCCTCGAATGCGGCTGCAACGAACTGGCGCTTGCTGTAACCCATATCAGGCCTCCTGCTTGCTGAGTGCTTCGGTGATCATGGCCAGCAGCTTTTCGTCGCTGGTGCGCTTTGTGAACGTCAGGCCGAGTTCTTTGGCCTTCTCGATCAGCTCGATTCGGGTGGGCGCTGCGTTGTCATCGGGCACGGCCGAGACTTCGACTGCAACTTCTTGCAGCACCTTGGTGACCTGCTCCGCCATCAGGCGGTGATTGATGCCGTCGATTGGATTGGACGGCTTGCGCTTTTTGATGGGCTTTTTGTTCTTGGCCCACTTGGGCGCGAGGATGTTCTGTTCCATCACTTGGCCTTCTTTCTGGTCTTTGCTGAGGCCTTGAAAGCATCAGCGGTTGGCGCTCCTTTTGTGCCTGGCTTGCGCATGCGCTCAGGCGTCTTGCCTGCAGCCTTCTGGCGCTCAATGCGCTCACGCTTGGCGTGAATGTTGGCGTACAGGCCGGACTTCATTTCTTGGCCTTCTTGGGCGCTTTGCTGGGTTTGCCAGCAGCCTTGGCGGCTTTGGTGGCGACGTTCAAAGCGATGGCCACAGCCTGCTTTTGCGGCTTGCCAGCCTTCATTTCCTTCGAGATGTTCTTCCCGATGGACTTGCTTGAGTAACCTTTGGTCAGTGGCATTTTGAGCTCCTATGCAGAAAGGGGGGCCGGAGCCCCCCAGTCTTTCGCCAGTTTACTGGTTGAACAACAAGATGCCGGACATCTCGGGGTTCTTGTTCACGACGCCGAACAGCGTGTCCATACGGTACTTGATGGTCATGCTGTCAATGTCGTAGAACTTCTGCATCACCAGCTCGATGCCCTGGTCGGTGGTGGCACGCATCACTGCGACGCCAGCATCGGAAGGCACGGCATAACGGCCAGGCAGAATTTCCAGAGAATCACGCTGCCAGAACACGTTGACCTGTGCGGTGTTCACGTTCAGGAAGGTGATGGCAGCTGTGTTCGAAGGCGTGGCAACTTCCACGTTCTTGTACTGCAGCTGAGCGTCGGTCGGAGCCACGCCTTGTGCGCCGATGATCGGGGGTGTGATCACCAGGGTGGTGCCGCCTGCAGGCACGCTCACGACGCGGAAGGTCTTGAGCTGGCCAGTGGACTGCTTGGTGATGTGATGCACAGCAAACACGCCACCGATGGTGAACGAATCACCAACACGGACGTTGGTCGAAGAGCTCACAGTCACAGTCTGGAAGCGGTTGTCCACGTTGATCTGGCCGCCGACCGAGGTCGATGTAGCCTGGGGCGTGTAGTTGGCCTGAGTGCCTGCGCCATCGGTGTCGATGGTGATGGAACCACCACCAGCAGCAGCAAGCTGACGGTTGGCATAGTCCATCTTGTAGGTCTCAAAGCCAGCGACCATGCCGACGTAAGAGCGCTCGTAAGCCTTGTCAGACTTCTGGTTGCCGAACGAACGTGCGGTGCCAACCAGGTTGCCAGCCAGACCGTTGTAGTCGCGGCTGGACAGGGCCATGAAGCGGTCATAGTCAGGCACGCCTTGCTCGTTCATGATGGCGTCGCACAGGGCTACGTCGTCATAGTCACCAGCAGCAGCGGCAATCGGCACCACCAGCGAACCCAGACCAGCGGCTGCGTTCATGATGGCGACGTTGATGTCGCTGGCCAGCTTTTGCTTGGCGCTCTCGCCCAGGCGGCCTTCTTGCAGCGCATCGCGCAGCTCGAGGGAGGTCATTTCCCAGGGCACGGTCTTGCTGAAGCCCAGGGTCGCAGGCACGGCCAACTGCGTCATGCCCTGGTAACCGGGGATCGGCGTGCCAGGAGTGCTGTTGATCGACTGAGCGATATAGGGCTGGGGACGCCAGATGGTGTTGTTGGCACGTTCCATCATCGTCTGGTCGGTCTGGTAGACCGAGACGTTACGGGAAAGCACCAGCGCGTCTTGGAAGCCTTCGAGGAGGTCTTCAAACGCGACGCGTTCTTCTTTGGAAAATGCGTTAGCCATGATGTGTTCCTTTCAAGGGTGTTTAGGCTTTCGCTGCGCGCTTCTGCCGTTTGTAGGCGAGGACTTTCGTCATGTCGCCAGTACGTTCAGCTTCGGCTCGCAGCCGTTCAAGGGTTGAGTCCACTGCCCCAGACACTCGACCAGTTCCCTGGACTGTGCGCTCAGGCGGCGGGGCTGCCTTACGGTTCGTCACTTTCAATTCTTTCTCCAGTTTCGCTACCGCAAAGGCAAACTTTACGGGGTCTTTGATGCCTGCGATCTCTTTCGCCTTCTTCGGGTTCTTGCCGAGTGCGTAAATCACAAGCGCCGGGTTGTCAGCGCCTTGCACCACGATGCCTTGCTGCGTCACGTCCAGGAGTTCCTGGGCGGTGGACTCAGCGTCCTCGAAGTCCTTGACCTTCAACTCGGCTCGCGCCTTGCCGTAGGACTCCAGCCTTGCCTGCCAAGCGTCGCGCTGGGCCTGCTCGGCCTGACGCGCCTTCTCGGCTTCCTGATCGGCTGCGCGCTTGCGCTCGTACCAATCAGCCAGGGCCGCCTCGAACTTCTCGGTGTCGTAGTCGTGATCCTCCAGCTTGGGCTTCGCTCCGAGCACGACCGGCTTGTTCTCAGTCTGTGCGGTGGTCTGAAGCCGCGCTTCGAGTTCTCGAATGCGACGTTCCTTCTCGCGGTTCTGCTTACGCAACTCGCGTACCCATTCAGGCGCACGAGTCTCTTCTTCGTGAGGTGGCGACTCCTCACCGATGGAAACCACGACCTCGTCGTCCTCATCCTTGGTCTGCTCGTCGTCCGATTCGCCATCGTCCTGGTCGGTGATGGATTGGTCCTCATCACCCACTTGCTCAGTCTGACGCTCGTCGTCCTCGACGACCTCGATGTCTTCGACTTCGATCTGATCTCCTGCTTCTGCCGTTTTTCTCATCATCTACCCCATCAAACTCACCCACTGAAGCGGCTGGGTGGATACCGCATAAATCACATCGGTGCCGGGCCAGTGGCAGGCTGCGCCTGATCCACCACCACACCACCGATCTCACGCGCCAGGTTCAGCGCGTGGTCTTGAGAATCCATGTCGACCTTGGCCAGCGTCTCGACGGTGCGCGCGCGCGACAGTTCTGCGTCGGCCACGGTCTTGACGGTGTCGGCACGCGCACGCGCCGCCTTGGCGATCGCTTCCTCGGCCGCAGCCTGCAGGAAGATGGCGTTCGGGTCTTGCTGGCCTTGCAGCAGCGCAGCCAGTTCCTCTGCCTCTGCCTCGGTCGGCTCCACGACGCCCAGGCGCACCAGCTTCTTGCGGAAGAAGTCGCGCACGTCGCTGATGCCTTCGCCCTCCATGTTCATCATGGCCATCGCCTGGAGCACCTGCTTGGTCTCCGGGTCGTCGCTGATCGCCAGCATGCCGGTCAGAGCACGGACGGTGGCCGCGCGCTTGCTGCTGGACGACGGGCCGACCTCGACGTTGACGTCGAACTTGGCGTCGGTCAGGTCGTTCTGCAGCACCACCTCGCCAGTCTCCTGGTCGATGGTCGGCTTCATCAGTTCGACCGACTGCACGTCGTTGTTGGCCGTGATGGCCTTCATCTTGCGCCGTTCCTCGGTGTAGATGTCCTTGGCCATCGACAGCCAGACTTCGCCGCAGCGCTTCATGCCCTTGGCGAAGTTGCTCATGTAGATGAAGGTCTGCATGTCCAGGCGCTGCTGGATCATCTCGACGGCCTTGCCGGAGATGTTGCTGACCATCTTGTCGGCCTGCTGTGGGCTGCCGAGGATGTCCTGCATGTCCTGCTCGGTCACCTGCAGCAGGGCGGCCATCGCCGGAGGGATGGCCGGGCTGCGGGTGTAGGCCACCGGGCCGCTGACGGCTTGGTTGCCGTTCTGGTCGGTGATCGGGTTGATCAGCAGGTACGGGTAATCCTTGAGGTTGTCCTC